CCGTACTTCGAAAACCACGTGCATACGACGCACAAAGGCTTCTACATTAGTAATGTAATCTTTGACACCGAAGGCATCTTTAGGATGAGTATTGGTAAGCAAAATGTTGACATGAGGCTGGTACAGAATCTTACCCTTCTCTTGCAAGGAAGCACGCGTAGGAAACCAATTATTCTCCCCAAGAACTGAGGTAATGTTTTCCATCAAAACGTTGTCGGTATCGCGGTCAGCGCGAGTAGAACCAACTTCGTCAAACACGGCGACCGTATTACGAGAAGGATCGTAAGCTGAAAGAAATTTATCTCCTTGGTTAATGACGACCATAACTTTCTTGATCGCATCAAGTGTCTCACAGTCATGATTAATCTTCAAACCTGTAAGAGCAAACCAAGCGCAAGCTTCGGCAATCCAAGTAGATTTACCGGTGCCAGGTTGACTAAACAAGCCTATGTTAAAAGGCATTGGTCGGTTACCATAAGTGGCACACCATGAGGCAACTCGCATCTCAGCAACTCGAGCGTAAAGAGGAGCCATGACACTGCGCTGAACAGTGTCTTTAGGAACAACTTTAACGTATTGCTCATAGCAAACGTCTAAATTTCTCCTCCAAAGATCGTCAGAAACATACCCAGGACATTCTTCTCCATTGCGATAACGAAGAAACTCAAACTGGATTAACCAGCGAGCGCATCGCATCCATGAAGTAGGATCTTGACACGAAAACTCGTCCTTCTCCACTCCCATAAAAACAGCCTTAATGGCGGTAATAATAGAGGAAAAGGTAGAACGAAGAATACGCGCAAGCTCAAATTTATTATAAGTATGCGCTTTCTCCAAGTCCTTGCTGTCGAGAATGCCGGACATAATGCCGGCCCATTGCACTTCGTCGGTGCTCGTGCCAAATAGCTTAGAAGCAATAGCACAAGCAAAGATTTTTTGTATAGCAATAGTGACAGCGTCGGGTACGCTAGCTCCTAACTCACAGAAACGCGACATAAGATCGCTAATCGTAGGAACCTCCTCTTCAGAAGGTTCCTTGTCGTCAGAAGCGGACGCAGGACGAAGGTAAAAATCCCTATTGGTCTTAATAACTTTGTTGAGAAGCCTCAGCAAGGAGTGTCGGTGATGACGAACGGAAAGTCCGTTAATGAAGTTGATGACACTCAAAACTCGTGTAACGGTATCTCCGCGGTAAATAATTCCAGCGGAAGTAACAGCATGAACGAGCAAATGTATTGGTTCAGCATTGCCAGAATCTTCAAGCTCTCGAACGAACGTTAAAATGAGAGAAATGATCGAAGAATCGTCATTCTCTTCACTATCATTGTCGTCAATGTGAGCGACAGGTTCGAGCTTGGCGAACGCCCTAGACAATTCGTCTTTACTGAGTAACTCTAATGAGTCCTCGGACGCCTCGCTGCTAGAACAAGAAGAATCTGACATGTCAGATACACACTCCTCAGCGTCGTCGTCATAATGACGGACATCGCGAAGAACATCGTCTCGCACGGACAAAAACCATTGTAAACTAGTCATTGAACCGTACGAAGAAACAGATTGAATGTATTCGACAAGGTCAAGAGGAACATAGTCCCAATCTCGACGAAGGTCATACAAAATATCCTCCGCAACGGAAGAAACTCCAATCTCACTGTATCGAAGCTCATAATGAAGCAACTTACGTCGCTCCAGCTGTCGCTTGATAACATCAAATTCGGAATACGAAGTGAAGGCATTGTAAAACCAATAAAAATACCACTCTGGGACCCAATAGTCTAGCAGCACGGAATAAACCATGCGCTGCTTTTCAGTAGGGTCTTCAACATGCTGTTGAGTCCTAGCATAACGTTTGTAACGTGCAGGAGTCCAGAAAGCGGCAGAAACGTTCTCTCTCGTAACGACTTCGAGGATGACGGCGCAGAAATTCCACGCCATGTGTGAATAAAGTCGTTGATGAAACGGCCAACTGGCTGTTCCATAATGAAAAAGAACGGCAGGTACTCGGAACCAAGTGGCTCCAGTCATCAAAAACTCGCAAATCGGAAAAACAAATCTAAATCCTGAAAACTCTTTACAAAGTTCTTCAATGATTGGACAGAACGAAATTATAGCAAGAGCATTGCTAAATCCGAAAGAAATGAATAAATAATTCACGAAATTGTTAAGAAAAAGACAAAGTTCAAGGAGGAGATAAGTTCCAAAAATTAAAGTTCCACAATAGGAAAAGTCGTTGT